TTCCATCAAGATTCCAATGTTACCGGTCCTGTATATAGAATCTGATCTTCCTCAAGGTGAGCGGTGCAAACCTCAAGAACGTTCATGAATTCTTCTGCACTGTCACATTCTACCACACGTTCATCGTTTTCGTTACTGGTGATGAAGAAAGACCTGCTACAAATGTCAATGACGACACTCTCAACGTAGGTTTCGGCGTTCATGGATTGCTCCGTTGCTGACCCCCGTATTATAAGGCATCAGCACCAGGGTGTCAAGGATTTTCAATGCCTGCTTCAGCGCACTAACCACTCCTCAACAGTGTCACTGATGTCACGCATCTTGATCCAGCGAGTGCCGGTGACCTGACCTTTACGAATACGAAGTTTACCCATTAGTCCAACTGTGTCCCACTCAGCACGATCTTCGCGAGTGACATATTCGTTTTCAGAGCTCCAGGCGGAATTAAGTTGGCGGCGCTGCTGAACAACAGTGTTGCCATCCTCATCCTCAACCTCATAATCCTCTTGGATGTAAGTGCCAAAGTCATCGCGGAGGTATTTACCATTCCATTTGTTCCAAGCAGCATCACCAACAACACTTGGATTGCCAGAGATGACGCCAATAGGATCTTCACCAGCAACAGCTTCGCGGATTTTGTCGCCATCTAGAACAACGCTAATTCCGCGACGATCTTCGTCCGAAGCATTGCCGTCAGACCATTCAAAGTATTCAGCGTAGTCAGCACCGCCAGTGTACCAAGAGCCGTCTGCGTAGGCGTTTCCGTCACCACGGAGAACAAAATCAGTATCACTAGCAGCATTTGCAGCAAATTTTGCATATTGAAAAGCACTATTTGATGATCTTGATGTATATCCAAATATTAACGAATTGTTGAAACTAGCGTTAGTATTTCTCATCACCTGCACAGAGCCATTATTGCTTGTGCTTAAAGACAAAACCTCACCAGAGCTGTAATAACTACCGACATTTGCCATCAGGACACGACCAGCAGAGTCAATCCTCATCCTCTCTGTCGGACTAGCTGCACCGTCAGAAGTTACGTGGAATGCTAGGCGACCCGGCATGTTATTACTACCAGCGGTATAGTCTACATTGCATTCAATTTTTGCACCAGCTTGATTTACGTCATTGCCATCAGCGCCATAAAACCAAATAGTTCCAAGAGCATCACCATTGCTAACAAGTGTGGTGCCGCCGATTGATCCACTACGAGTTTTTGTAAGGAGTAAAGCCGGTCCAGACGAAGTGTTTTGGTCCCTTCTAATAGAAAGAGATCCCCCTCGATAATCTGTGCCAGAAGTTTGTATAAGTGATTCATAACCATCAGGAGCAACGTTGGCACTGTGTCCCACCAACAACCGACCACTTGAATCTATACGAAGTCTTTCTGCTGTGGATGACGTTCCACTATTTGTCTTAAATATCAGCGCGGATGGAACATCATTAGCACCAGGAGTTCCATCAACCTCTGTAACAATAGAAGCACCTTCTATTAGTTCTGTTGTGCCATCATGACCTTGGAAAGAAATAGTTCCAAGAATATCATTATCTTGAACTATTGCTTCTCTGCCTTTTGCAAGAATAAAGTTAGGTCCACTGGCACCCGAACCATCTCTAAAAATTGAGAAAGCAGTCTTGTAATAATTATCTCCCTGAATTTGGTGAACAGGAGCAGCATTATTATCGTTGAAAAATCCAAGTTTTGCAGATGTTAATCCTTGAAGTATTCTTCCACTTGAGTCGATGCGAAGTCGATCTGCTGTGTCATTAGTTCTAAAGGTAAATGCATTATTAGAGTGATCATATTTAATTTCACCTACATTTGTATTACCAGTTCTTCCGAATTGTAATTTTGATTCTCCACTTGCATTAGTAGCATTTATTAAAACAGCTGGACTTGAATCTTCAACTGACAGTTTCTCTCCTGGAGTTACAGTTCCGATTCCAATTTTACCGCCATTGTATCCAATGACGTTTGCAAATTGGGACAGTTCTCTATTATTTGCCATTACTCACGGTTTTTTGAGTATTTATCAGACTAGGTGGTCTTTACAATAATACCAAGTAACTGCTACTCTTTTCTTTCCAGATTCTACTGGTGTTGAACAGTGTGGGAAGCACCAATTTGATGGAAAAAATAGTGCTCTACCTGCTTCCGGTCTGAAGTCAAACTCAGGAAGCATCTTGAATTTAGTTGCCCCACCCTCAAAATCATCCTTTAGATACAATACAACAGATATTTGACGGTGATAAAAATCACTCTTTGGATCCGTACAAGCATCAAAGTGATAATTATATTTTTGTTCTTTCGTATATTCTAAAACTTGAATACCTTCTCTATGAGAACTGGTTTCTCTGGCACCAGGAATTGGATATCCATCAAGAGCCATATCAGATTTAAAAAGTCTATCTCTATATTCTAATAACGCAACATTCATTTTCTCATGAAGTATCTGTGTCGCAAGAGTGCCATCCTCCATGACGGTTCCTGTGCTTGAACGAACACTAGTATCTGCTCTTACATTCCCGTCAGCATCAAAGACGGTGTTTGGATTGAAAGTTAAAGTATCAATATACTCGTTAACTATTTTTAACTGCTCAACGTCAAGGACGCGAATGTCCTGAATAAATTGTTTCATAACAAAGTATTTTTCAGTATTTATGGTTTATCCACAAACCTCCATTAATGTCATGGAACTTGCATTCTGACCATCATAGAAAGAATAGGAAGTATCTGCCTGGTTCGCATAACTTCTATTAAAACTCCAATATACGCCTGAATAACTAGCCAATCTTAAATCATAAGTGATCTGTGAAGTTGAAGAAGGACTGTCTAAGTAAATAATTTGTAAAGGTATTTGATTATAGGTAGAACCACTACTACCATATGCGGTTGCTGTTTTAGAAACTGAAGGTCTATTGGTAGAAGCATCACCAAAGTAAATTTTTGTTCCTGAACCACCAGTTCCTCTATACAAGTAAGCAGTCGTATTGTAACCGTTGCTACTACCAACGTTCGTGTCAACCATGACAAGAATTTTATTTGCAGAACTAGTTGGCGTTATACTGCAAGTCATTACAGAAGAAGGAGTTCCACCACTTCCAGTGCTGCCACTAGTCACCACACTTTGAACTACTTGTATAATACCACCACCACTAGCACCAGAAGGAAGTCCGTCTCTTGGAACAATCCTATTTGTTCTTAATTCTGACATTATGCTGACACCTCCATCACAGTAATGGTACTGATTTGACGACCATAATAATCGGTTTGATCTCTATCATCATAGTTTCTATTCACATATGCACTGTAACTACTACTATAAGTACGCAAAGCAATTGAATAACTCACTGATTGTGTTGTATTTGGACTATCAAGAAAACTTACGGTAGGACTATACATGCTATAAGAATCATTACCTCCAGAATAACTATTTTCAGCAAAAGTACATCTTGGTCTGTTACCAGCAGCATCAGCAGTCGCGGCATCAAGCACTGATCTACTTGCTCCTCCAATACCTCTCCATAATTGACCCATGATCATCCAATATTGAGCATTACAACTTATTGATGCAGTTACCCATAATTTACTACTAGAAAATTTTGGTGTTATGCTGACATTAAGTCCAGTTACTTCTTCAAAAGCAGGATAATTGTTTGCAGAATCACCCGCCCAAGTGTCAGTCTTGGCAGTTTGTTGAATTTGAATTATTCCACCCCCACCATTAGTGGGCACACCAGTGGTTGGAATTATTTTATCTACTCTAAGTTCAGAAGACATATCAGGAAGGTTCAGTGGGCCAAGTAACAGAAGTAAGATCTAAGTTATAATTAGAGTCAAGAGTTGGAGTTGCTGTAGAAGGGAGGTCTCTAAGTGCCTGACGATAAGTCTTGAAAGCAGTAGAGAGAGTTGATCCAGTTTCTTTTGCTTTTACAACTTTCCAATCATCCTTTGCAAGTCTTTTATCTCTCTCAATACGCAGAAGTTTCATCGCTTCTGCACCATCAAGTTCAGCAATTTTTGCATTAATTGCATCTTCAGTTGGTTGATTCTGATTATTTCCTTCCAACCACGTCAGTCCAGAATAATCATCACCATTTAGGACCCACTGTGCTCCTGGGGTGAGTTTATCTAGTGCTTGCGGAATACCGTATTTCATAGTAATGTTGTCGTGATTTTAATTTTATTTATAGTTATGTCGCAATTTCATAAATTATCATTCGTGATTTTGATGGCATATCATTTGAATATCTATTGTTAATAAAAATGGAATATGTGTTGCCAGACCATGCAGAGGTTGCATAAGGCTGGTAAGTTCTTGTGGTTGTGCTACTCGCATCTAATACAGTATGAAAAGTAGTTCCTATAAAATAATCATTCGTAGTAGAACCATTATAGTAGGTAAAATCCATACCATTTTCATTACCATTAGATTGTCCAGATGAGGTAGTGTTAGTTGTTTTAGAACCGTCCTCAAATATTCCGTAACTGGCAACATGAGTATGGGTGGCATTCAGGTATACCTGAATCATAATTTTACTGGTGGAATTTTTTGGAGTAAAATTAATTAATAAATCAGTTATTGCTACTGGATTTACTGAAGATATTGTTTGTCTAGTAGGACCTGCTTCTGCAGTCTGCACTTGGATAATGGTTCCGGCAGGAGCACTAGACCAATTACCCGTTACATTTAAATTTGTTGTATTAAGTGTTCCCATCTTATCTCCTAGTTAGATTATTGTTAAGGAACCATCAAGGGTCATCACATCCGTTAATGTGATTGGTCCTGAGCAAAAAGCATTATAGTTTGTTGATATGTAGTGATTACCGGTCATCACTTTGTCATTCAGAAAAAATCCATTACTAACATATAATCCATTAAATGAATTTCCTGCACCAACTATGTCACCTTTGTCAATAACATCGGTGTTAATACCAACATTAGTGGTTGTAGATAATCCACCAGATGCTTCCCTTACAAAAGATACTGTGGAAGTCTGAACATTCCAGACATCATCAGTAGCATCATAGACATAAGTTAAATTGTTAGCGGTATAAGTATCACCATTACTGGGACTACCTGGAAAATCTAGAGCTGCCATTATCTACACTTTTTGAGTATTTATGAAGGTTTTGTTGGCCAAGTAACTCCCGAAATACCTGGTTTTGAGGTGTTATCTAACACAGGTGTGGCAGTGCTTGGAAGGTCTCTAAGTGCCTGACGATATGCTAACTGTGCTTCAGATGCAGTTCTATCAGGAAGAACCCACCAATCTGTTTCTGCCAAAAGACTATTTCTATAAAGTCTCAACCTTTTCATAGGTTCTTCTGATTGAAGTCTTGCTACTTCCGAATTTACTTCTTCTTCTGTTGGTTTTGTTTGTTCTGTGTCTTTCCAATCTATCCCACTATAAGAATCACCACGAACAGTCCATTTTGATCCTGGTCTTAAGTTTTGAAGTGCTTTTCCAATCATCCTGAAATCTCCATTAGTGTTAAAGAGTAACCATTAGTTACCTGTTCAATATTAGATCCATCCCATCCAGATTCCCCAACCTTAACTGGTGCAGTAGTTCCACTCGTATAAAATTGTTCTATAGCAAGTTTATAAGTTACTGCTGAAGTAGTGTTAGGTTCATCAACTAAAATGCCAGTTAGAGTATATGATCCATTATGGTTGCTCGCAGCAGCGCGGTTGTCAGTACCAAAAGCTTGGAATGTTGCTCTGCTGTTGCTAGTTCCTTTGTCGCTTCCAATGCGAATTTGAGTTGAACCTCTATACGCTATGAATGCCCATTCTCGTCCTTCAGTGCTTTCCTGAGCTACGTTACCATTATACATGAATAAAATTTTACTTGATGAACTCGATGGGGTAATAGTTGCTGAAATGACATCAGCATCATCACTCGTCTCTATAATTGTGTTACTAAAATTGTGAACTGTTTGTATAATTCCACCACTGGCACCACCAGAAAGTCCACCTCTTGGAACAATACTATCTACCTTAATTTGACTCATGGTTTAATCTCCGAAAACGACAACTTGAACTCGTTTCATATCAACCAGACCAGAACCACCAGCGTATCCAAACGTTACTCGTGCTGAGCTTGTGGTGTAATACGTTCCGCTCCTCCAAGCATTACTGTTGCTTTTTAGGGCATAGACGTAACCGTTATTGCCTGAACTATCGTCATGACCAAACCCCAACACAGCATAATTTGCATTGGCCAGACTATTTGTAAAGCTTATAGTGTAATCGCCTGAGCCGTTGTCAGTAATAGAATTAACGTTGTGTCCATTCAATGTGCTATTGGGGTCAGAGACTGAACCGTCAAAGTCGGCCCACGCCTTTGCTCTTCCTTGCTGAATTTGTTCTGGCGTTGAATTTGAACCTCCAGAAGCATTTTGTAAATTGTTTACTTTTATGGTGCTCATGAATCAAGCTCCGAAAATGATTGCGTTAATCATGTCTCGATCACTATCGCTTCCACCTGCTCCACAAACAGTAACTGTGCAAAAAGTTGTTGTGTGTAGATCGCTGTAGTTGTTGGCACGACCCGCTCCAAAAAACGCGTCATTGTTGCCCGTGCTGCCAAGCTCAGCAGAACTTCCAGCGATAGCGTAATTTGCGCTTGTCATCGCATTAGAGAAGGTGATTTTATATTTGCCTGTTCCAAGATCAGTCAATGAATTGACATTAAAATCATCTCGGATTGAAGGTGTATTGCGACCGTTAAAATTGACCCACGCTTTTGCAAGTTGACCAATCTCCGTGCCAGCACTAGTTTTAAACGTCGGAGCACCTGTAGTGGTACTTTGTATATTCGCTGCCTTTAAAGTACTCATAAATTACCAAGGATTATCTCCCAGAAGACTCGTGTCCCAAGATGCTTTAAGTTGATTGGTAACACTAGTAACACCTACAGTGTCAATAGTGATATTAGCAAGATCAGTAGCATCACGAAGTGCTTGCTTGGTAGAAACAATACCTACAGTGCTTGCTCCTTCTTCTTGAGCTCTTTGAAAAGCAACGTCTTGTGCTGCTAAAAGAGGATTTCTCTTTTCACGAATGTGCTCTTTATGAATTTCTCTTGCTTTTGCCGTATTAATTCCAATATGTGCCATGATCAATCCTCCTCGTAAATCCAAGCGTTTCTAAAAGTTCTATCACTAGGAACTTCACTCACATCAATAATTTGATATGCTCTACCTGCAGGGACATCCTGAGCTAATCTATCAAGTGAGGGACAATGTGTTGAAGGTACAATGATAGATACTCCACCCTCACCATTATCATAAATTATCCTCTTGTTGTAAACTCCGTCTACACCAGCCATAATGTTTTTTTGATTTGAACGACTTGAGATTATTTATATGTCACAGAACAGTAAATGTTGCACCACTAGAAATAGTAAGTGTTACCCCTGACGCAATCTCATAAGGTCCAAATACTCCACCATTAAGACCACCAGATAAAGTTTTATTGGAGTTTAGTGCTTGATCATTAGTATAGAAACCATCTGTCAACTGAATGTTAGTTCCACTTGGTGGGTTTGTAGCACCAGAGGCACCCTGAGGACCTGTAGGACCTATTGGACCTTGGTTATTTGAAACAACCCACTGATTTGTATT